GGATGTTTCTATGACTTTAGAAAACGGGGATAAGAGACGCATTTTGATGATATCAACAAATATGCTATTCTCATAATTCTCGTGTTTACGATTTATCTCTCTTGTTTCAATGGGTTTTGTTCCTTTGAAATAAAGAGGTTCTTCGCAATAAATGCATGCTGTCTGAGTGTAGCCATGCTTCCATTCAGATATCATGCTGCCCAAACATCGATGCCAATCTGTTGTTTCCAACAGGTATGACAATGGCCCGTGACCAATATGGTCATCACCACCGATGCGATAGGCGCGCCACAATGGGTATACATTATGTCTCATGACATCATGTACGACATACTTTCGAATAGCCAGTTCCTCAACTGCTAAGTTGAGGATTGTAAGCACTGACTTAGTCAAAGGTTCTCCCATCATAACGCCTCTTCGACCACGGAATGTCCGAGGCCAGAGAGTGCTCACTGGCATATGAAACTCACGATCAGATAAACAGAGAGTGAGAGCCAGTTCAAAAATAGGATTTCTGTCTAAATCTAGACGAAGCCCTGCTATAAAACCCCGGAGTAAACGTTTACATGTTTCTCGAGGTATGGCATCAGTCGCGTTTTGAAGATCGCTAGACATGAACCAGAATTCAGGTTCACGTCTTGCCCTACTAAGCGCATTGACATATAGCCATGCTTGGTTCTCTCGGACTAATCCATCGGAAGCTCTAGGGATGACCCTTAGACATTCTTTAAGAAAATGACCGAGAGGCTGTTGCAAAATGATTACCCACCATTTTGTGGTGGTAACCACTCTGACCTTTCCGCCAGGCTCAGGAGGGGAAGCAATCCTCGCTGGTATGACGGGAAAGTCAGTAACAAGTTTGTTTTCGGAATCGAAAACTCCCCATTCTTTCGCTCGAACAAGAGCTACACAAAGTATCTGGTAAGCTAGAACTTCGTCGTGGCCCCAGAATCTGTTTTCGAATATAAAATTATTCGTAACATTCTGTCTGTTCGAACCAAATTTGGACTTAGGGTGATCGGAACCAGGAGGTTCATGGGAACGCATCCACGTTCGCCATCGCGGAACCCCTTTCCGATCATAGACGCTTAATCCACAAGGTAAGGATATCCATTGAGACTCCTCTGGGATGACCCCAAGGACCTCTTCGATATCCAAACGAATCTTTTCTCCTCTACCTCCCTTTAACGACGGGATGTCATAATCGCCCGCCATATTTAAAGAAATATGGGTAGAAGAGAAAGGATATTTGCCTGATAGGAGCCTATACGACTCGTCCCCCAACTTCTTACAGGTGGAATTGAGTTCGTCAAGCTTGTCACTAGGGACGACGAACTCTCCGGACACTGTTTCGTGGAAGGTTCTCAGGGCTTTTTTCATTGCAACTACACCTCCACAAGGAAAATTTCTTGTGGAAGTGAAGTGTCCTAGTCGCTGGACGTCGTCTTTCGACGAAACCCCGCGAGACACTATTTGTGATAAAAGAGGAATGTTTTTAATTAAGCGAGCAAATGGATTTCCACTTGCAAGTTTATGGTTCTCTGAATTGAGATATTTGCATCCACGAATCCTCACGTGAACTGCAACCTCTTTCCAGAGAGAGATAAGGCGCTCGTACCCGTTTCGGACGGCACCGAAGTTTAACATCTTACGAAGGAGTCGTACAGCCCTACCTCTTACGTAGAAGAAGTCGGGGAACGATAATAGAATATTATCGAACACGCTATGTATGACGCCCTCAAGATGAATTAGATCTTGAAGAGAAGCTAGCGAGAGCCGTTTGCAAGTTGCAAACGGAAGCTCCAATTCTCGATCCTTATATAAAGCCAATCGAAATCCGATTGACTGATACTCAGACAATCGTGGTAGATTATGACCCGAGCGCGCCTGCTTGGACGCGCAGCCGTGGAAAGTCCAACCGTTTCGAAATCGAATACGAGTTAGAGACAGACCCCGGTCGGGCAGATGGAATTTCCCATCTCTATAACCTATCACGAAAATGTCTGCTAAGTTCCTACCGGAACTGGTGCAGCAACTCAACACGTCCGCAGATGTGTCTTTGAGTTCTGTTACCATCGGTATAAACTATGACTGCTTTGGG